CGTCCGACCGCAGAGTGCGACAGATGGGTCTGAGGATCACATACCATGACGGTTCAATGCAGATTCATACCACCCGAGGAGTATACGCGGATCTGCAAGGAGCATCAGGATCAACGCGAAGCTATCAAGGCAGCGCATCCAGAGATGTCCTGGACAGAGCTATCGCAGCTTCCAGAAATGCGTATCCACATGCGTGACAACTTCTTCCCTCCTGGATCGATGTGGTATGCTCCTTGGTATACACCATGGGATCACGAGCCCGACATGAATGTCGAGGAGAAGATCAAAGAGCTACTTGCTCTGCCGAAGGAGAAACGCTTCCTCTCGTCGTACTACCTCAGGGACTGGGCACTCAAGCGACCACCGATCGTCGTCGTCCTTCCAAAGGGTGGAGAGTGGTGTTGTGACCAAGTTGCCTCCAACGGTGATGGCTGGAAGGTCACAGGGGAGGTACCGAATATCACCTGCCACCCATCAATTGGCCGTGGAAATCCTACGGGCAAGACAACGGGTTACATCTACCACGGATTCCTCCGCAATGGAGTCTTCACGGATCACATAGGATAATGAATATCCCATTTCACAGTACGGCTGATCTTGATGCCCTTGCAGGGACAGGAGGTATTGACCAAGTCCAGTTGGAGGAGATGCTCCGTAACGGGTGGAGGCTAACACCTGCTACGATGGCGCACAAGATCACGAACGGTAGATGGATTCCAGCGCCGCATCTACTATACATGTCCTCCATCGTGACGAGCGCTATTGCGAAGGGAAGTCAGTTCATCATCGTCACGATGCCACCTCGTCACGGTAAGAGTGAGTTCCTCTCTGTCAACGTTCCAATCTGGTATCTAGAGACATTCCCTCATAAGCGTGTCGTGTTAGCATCTTATGGTGCTGATCTCGCAACGGAATTCGCACTGAAGGTCAGAGATACCTTCCAGAATGAAGACTTGCACGGGATGCTCCATACCCGATTGCGTAAGGACAAACAACGCCTCGATGACTTCAAGACCACTGAAGGTGGTGGTATGGTGTCTGTCGGTGTCGGAGGTGGTGTCACAGGTAAGGGAGCTGATCTCTTCCTGATCGATGACTACGTCAAGAACGCCGAAGAGGCTCTGAGTGCGTCCCAGAAGAAGAAAGCCTGGGAGTGGTTCAGATCTACCGCCTTCACGAGATTGGAGCCTGGCGCAACGATTATCGTGCTGGCTACCAGATGGGACAAGAGCGACTTGATCGGTATGATCCTGGAGATGTTTGCCGAGCTCATGCAGGAGTCTGAAGTCCACTTCGATCCCCCAACCGTTATCAATCTTCCAGCATTTGCACGTGAAGGTGACCCTCTTGGGAGGCCTGTTGGTGCTCCTCTGTGGCCAGAACGGTACGATGAGAAGGCACTTCTGAGGATCAGAGCAACTCTCGGAACATATTGGTGGAATGGGCTGTATCAGCAGGACCCTCCAGCCTCTATGGGTGGATTGGAGCTCGGCTCGAAGCTGAAGATCATCGATCGCTCCGAACTGCCACACCGCGATCGTCTCAAGACTGTTCGTGCGTGGGATCTTGCAGGTACACCAGAAGATGGTCTGCAAACAGATCCTGACTTCACTGCAGGACCATTGATGCATTGGGACAAGGAGACAGATCGCCTGTATATCTCCGAGTGCGTTCACAAACGGCTGTCACCTCGTGGAGTGGAGCAGATGCTCCAGATCGTTGCTGAGATCGACGGACCAGGTGTGAAGATCTGGGTTGAGCAAGAGCCAGGCTCCTCGGGTAAGTGGGCAATCGAGAACATCCAGGATGAGATCCTTCCACAGTATGACGCTGTTGGTGAGAAGTCAACAGGTCCGATCGAAGTGCGTGCGCAGCCTTTCCTCGCTAAGGTAGAAGCTGGAGAGGTATATTGTGTCAAAGGTGCGTACGTTGCTAAGTTGGCTGAGGAACTCGACGGATTCCCAGGTGGAGATCATGATGATATTATCACGGCGTGCGCTCTAGGGTACCGTAAGCTCTGTAAAGGACGCTTTGGCGGTATCATTTGGGGTCGAAGGAACAGAGAGAGTCGTGTCGTATCCATTGCGGATCGGCGTGCTCGGATCGCTGCAGGATCGGATGGACGTCCTCGTAGACGTGGGAGACTAACATGGTAGAACGAGCAAGCAATGTCACAAGCCTCGATGAGCGTAAGAAGGAAGGCGCAGTGATGCGTGCCATGTCTACACTCCTACAGAGGGCCAAGCTTGCTATCTCGGCAGGTGTGCGCTTCGCGGGCAAACGTGACTTCTACGGCGTCTTCGGTTACGAGCAGACTCCTACACCTACACAGTTCTTGGCGAAGTACACACGTCAGGATATTGTCTCCCGTATCATCGATGCACCACCAGATGCAACGTGGAGCTCTCCTCCCGAGATGCAGGCTGGTAGGAATCTCACAGCGAACTGGAAGAAACTAACAGATTCTATGCCGATATGGACAACTTTCCATCGTGCAGACAGGCTTTCTCGTTTGGGAGAGTATTCTCTCATTCTCCTTGGGTTCGATGATGCCCGGTCACTCAGTCAGCCAGTAAAGGGTGGTAGCAAACTCATCTACATGCGACCCCTAGGTGTCCTTCAGGCGGAGATCAAGGACTTCATAGATGATCCGAGAAGTCCTCGTTATGGGCGCCCAGAGACGTACACAATTGCGTTCGACGACCCGTTGGCCAACAATATTCGGAGAGGTCGAACGAAGACTTTTAGATCGCAAAAGCTTGACGTTCACTGGTCTCGGATGGTGCATATTGTCGAGAACCCTCTGGACGACGACGTCGTGACTACGCCGATCATCGAGAAGGTCTTCAATGCACTGGATGATCTGATGAAGGTCGTCGGCGGCGCCTCAGAGACCTATTGGTTGACAGCAACTCGTGGTATGCAAGCAGATGTCGACAAGGATATGGAGATCGATCCTGCTGACGCAGAAGCCCTTGCTGACGAGATCGAAGAGTACCAGCACCAGCTACGTAGGTTCATTCGAACCAGAGGTGTGAAGCTGAACGTGCTGGACTCCAAGATGCAGGATCCTGCTACCACGTTTGATATCATTATGTCCGTCATCTCGGGCACGACAGGAATCCCCAAGCGCATCCTTCTGGGTGCGGAAGCAGGTCAGCTCGCGTCTGAACAGGATCGCGCCAATTGGGCGGAGAGGATCATAGATCGTCGCATCCTAACGGCGGAGCCCTACATGCTTAAGCCATTCGTGAACCATCTACAGGAACTTAGGGTTCTACCCTCTGGGTTGTTCACGTGGGAGTGGCCAGAAGCATTCCGTGTGTCACCTCTGGAGCGTTCACAGACAATGGCTGCACAAGCTCGTGCGGCTGGTAACCTGTCACGACAGACAGGCAATAACACCCCTATGCAGATCACGTCACGTGAGGAGTCACGTCAAATCCTCGGGCTGAAAGGTGATCTCAAGAAGACCGATCTGTACGACCCCAATGCGGTGCCGCAGCTGGAGAAGTCTGCTACGTCGAGCAATACGCCTCCTGGACAACGAGGCACCAATGTACCCCCAGGACAGCAGGGACAGGCTCAAACGCCACAGACTTGATTTTCCTTAAAAGACCGACTATAATATAATGAACCTATGTGGAGGCAGCTTGGTGAAGAAGCGCGTAACACCATCCGTAACACTCCTTCTCGGTTGCGCCTTATATGCGCTGCCAGTTATTGCCCAATTCGGAACCTGGGACCGGATCACGCTGCCCGACGGCAACGAGGTCTGCTACGACTCAACCCATGATGTCATATACGACCCCGATGCCTGGGACGTGCCTCACACCGGGAAGCGAGTCACCGGGTCCGACTGCAACACGCTGCCGGGGATCGAGCGTTGGCTCGGTGGATCGTTGGCGCAGGCGCAGAGCTTATTCGCGCAATCCGACGTCACCCAGGAAGCAACCGGCACTTGGACGTTTCAGCTTGACGGGAACGCTCAAGGTTTCGGAACTGAAAACTCATCTAGCAACTTGGAACTGAATCTATGCCAGAGCAGCGACGACGAGGGAAATACTTGCTTGTTCAAGCAGAGCATTGACGACACGCACGATTGGCATCTCAGTGGAAGGCTTCTCGCTAGCCCTACGTCGGGTTCTGGCAGTTATAGTGAAAACTACACGTTCCGTGGATTTGGATTTCGCGAACTGGATAGCATGGGCAATCCTCAGTGGTCAATCCAGTGCGGGATACCGGATGCGCTGCTACCAGCAGTTAAGAGCGGCGGAGCGGACCTGAACTACTCAGAGGGCGGCGGGACTATTTCGAGTGCCATAGGTTCTCTGCCTTACTACGCTTCCCTCCAGTACACCGATTCGACTGGCGTCTCGCAGTGTGGCTTCGATCCCGATGGAGTGGGAACCTACGAGCAGGCTGGCGGCGACATCACGCATTCGTTGGACTGCACGTACGGTTGCGAAGCCTACTTCTATGGAACGAGTCACAACGTCAATGAGCAGACTACGCTTCTAGCGGATACCATCGTTCTCAACAACACCAACTCAGAGACGATCTCTCCACCGGCACCTCCCGGCGCGCGCAACGTCTTCTATGAACTCGACTTCGAGACTGGCGCATTCCAGCCGAGATCGCCGGTCGGGCATGACGCAGCGGCATTGTGGACGACCGTATTTAGGGACGCGAGCACCTGGAGCATCGCGAACGTCGCGAACGAGGGGACCAGCTCGACTCTCGTCTTCACCTACAGCGGAACCGGCGACCCGACAGAGTACCAGCACCTACTGATCGAGG